GAAATTCATGCCGAAGCTATAGCGATAGCAGTCCGGCACGGTATTCTTTGCTGCTTTCATTGCGTCGGTGCAGCGCGAATTGCTGAAGAAGGAACTGCCCGTCATAACGAAGGCGTAATCTTCTGTCGGCGGAAATTCCTGATACATCAGGGCTTCGTCTTTGATGCCCTCGAGCATCTTCCAACGCCACCACGCGATTTGCCGCGAGTTGATTTCGACGCCGTAGAGTTTCTTAATGTCGCGCGTCCAAATCTTTTCTTCAGACGATAGTTTGCCGTCCCAATAGACTTTGTAAACCATGCCATCAGGATCGGCGCTATATAGCTCGTTTCGCCACCAACCGCAGAAAATAGCCTTCTGCGTTCGAGCGCGTTTGGCGGTCACATACATATCGTGGAAAATATTGAAGCCACGCGCCGTGCTTTCAAACATATAGAGGCGCATGGGATTGGTTTCCGCCAGCGATGCCAGCAGCGACGCTAATCCTTCCTCGTCGCCCCACGAACTTGTTTCAGTACCGTGCAGATAAGTAATGGCTTTGCCGCGCCCAAGACTGCCTTTGGCGCGTAGACCGGCGACTTGGTAAAACAGGCGCGAGCGGTTCTTTAGTGCAAGATGATTGCGGTTGTGCGCAATGGCCGGAATTTTCCACTCTTTCGGCAAGCCGTCCATATACATAGACAGCGTAGAGCGGAACATATCGCGGTTGTCTTCGGTATCTGTGGTCAGGGTGCCTTGCAAACCCGGATTAAGGAAGTGCCAGTAAAGATCGAGCGCAAGGCTGATCGTGGTGATACCAAGCTGGCGTCCCTTGAGGATGACAAAGAAGTGAATGTCCTCCTCTAATCCCTTTATGATTTCGTCAATGACGTACTGCTGCGTACCTAACAGCTTGTCGAGGCGCATTAACCCCTGTTCTTTTGTCTCAATCTTTAGATTGGAACAGAACTTCAGAAATTGGTCCTTATCAAATTTCATCTTCGTCCATATCAAAGAAAAGCCAGAGTAGAAAAGCCACAACAAGAAGGATAATTAAAATTAACCCGCTCATGACCAACCCAATAACTGTAAAAAAACTAGCCAATTTTAGATCGAATCTCCAAAATCTGCTCTGGCGTGACGCGGTTTTTAAGCCGCTCCTCATCTGCCTTACGTCGCCCATGTTCTTCGAGATGCAATCGGGCAATCGTTGCGACAGATCGGTGTTCAGAAGCAATCGCCTCGCAGCAATCATAAACATCGGCACGGGCCGGTATGAACTTGCTCGCCAAGGTAGCGTAATCAACGGCAGCGGCGGAGACGCAGATAGGATAGCGGTTAAGAACATCGGTGATGCCCTCAACATAGCCAGTCCCAACTTTGGCTGTAGATTTATATGGGTAGCTTTCGATGACCTTGTTAGCGAGCTTCTTCGCCTCCTGCTCCGTAATTTTCGGCTGAGAGCTATAGAGCGTCAAAGCAATGCGGCAAGAATCAGGCGTGGCGAGGTCGGTTTGGAAATTGATGCGCGCGTTGCCCGACCGTAAAATATTCCAGTCGCGCTCACTGATCTGCGGAGACTGCGCGATAATGTTTTTTCCAAACTTCATTGTGCGACTGCCCGCGTCGAGCCGTTCAAGTCAGCTATTTTTTCCAGGCACTTGCGATGCAGACCGCGAAAATCCTCAGAAGTCTCAAGATTTTTTTGAGCGCGGTTGATAGCGGCCAAGACCGTTGAGTGGTCGCGGTTAAAAAAGCTGGCGATAAACGGCGACGAGACATTCAGCAAGTCTCTGATTAGGTACATGGCAAGGCTGCGCGCCATAAATGCTTTCTTTGTGCGCTGCGGCGAGAATATCTGATCCTGCGTCACGCCGCATACGTCACAAACCACAGTAGCAATCTGCTCTTTCATTAACATCTTATTCCCCGTTCATCGTGTGTTGTGCATACACCATACGGGAGTATTGTCGCGCCCGTCAATCGGCTTTTAGTGCGGGCGGTGTGTAATTCGACATCCGCCAGCGAGAGACGCCCTCGGCGGGCAATAGATTCTGGGCCTGCATAAGCAACCGCACCCGCTCCATAGTGTATCCGCCATGCTCGGCAAGCCAGCGGTGGTACTGCTGAAGCTGGTTGCCGAAGTCGCGGTAGCCGGTTTGCTGCGTTTCGTCTTGCGGCTTTCCGGTCGTCAGCGATCCGCTATTGGAAATGACGACATCGGTTGCTGTGCGCCAAATGCCCAGGGCCGGACCTATGGTTTGCAACCAATCGTCGCCGCAGATATGCCAAGTGCAGGGCGGATAGATAAAGCCACAAGCGCGGGCCAACTGACCGGAGACGATATTCAATCCAGCGGTGCGCCAAGAGCCGTCAGCCGTTTCGTCCATGCAGCTAATGGTGGAGAACGGTTCCAGCAAAGACAGGCACTTCATGTCGAAGTGTTCAGTCTTTGGAACCATGTCGTCGCCCAGGACGCCGTACCAATCCAGATTGGGCCTTTGATTGAATACCCAATTGATTGCGGCGACCATGCCGACATTATCCTTCATGACGGCAATTTCCCAATTGCTCGGCAGAACGTCGCTCAACACTGGATTGTAAATGCTCATCTGATCTTCGCCGTTAACGATGACGATACCCGGCGCAGACATTTTCAAATCCCGCGACATCTCAAAAAACTGCCGCAGCTTGTAGGCTCGCTTATAAGTCGGCAGGATAAACATTACGCCTTCTCCGCCGCCAGCATGGCCGCATCGCCCAACGGGGTGCCGTCCAGCATCCCAAGCGCGTGACGGTACAGGTCTAAAAGCTCTTCCTGTGTGCGGCGATCTTCCGCCGACATCTTGCGCTCACGCAGCACGGCGCGCATGGCCTTCTGGTCAAAGCCCTGGCTCCGCGCCTCTTGGAAAATCTCGCGGATACCCTCGCCAATCCCAGCCTTTTCTTCCTCAAGCCGCTCGATTCGCTCGATCAGGCTCTTTAACTGCGAAGCCGGTATTCCGTTATGTCCGATCATTTCATTCCCCTTATTCAACAAAATAGCTTCTCGTCGGTGTCTGCCATTCTTTGTCTGGCGCAGGCTCAATCCAGGCCGGGTCATGCCAAACCAGCCGATTGTTTGGGTAGGCAATCCAAGGCCCGTCGTCTAAAGCAATCAGATGGTGGTTCTTGTGCTGATCCGGCGTCTCGCTCCAGCCGCTCTGCATCCAGTCCACCGTAAAGAGATACCGCCCCTTGCGGACAACCCCATCGCGGCCCAAAGCCGTCACCGCATGGTTCTTCAGAAAGCCGAACTCATGCACGGCAAACTCGTAGCCGTAGCTGTCCCACCAAACCACTTTATCCAAATCAAGCGGCTCGCAGGGCTTGCTGCAAATCTTGTGGATCGGCACCCTCGCCCATTGCGCCCCAGATGCCAGCATGATCTGGAACAGCGGCACCCTTGCCGGTTCTGCGCGGAAGCCAAACACCACGCAAGGCACGAACTCGCCAGCGTGTTTCGCCTCGTCGTAAAGAAACTCCCGGCGAACGAACGCCTGCAAATAAGGAGTATCGGCAACCAGAGTCACCCGTCATTCCCCGTAAAAACGGGCGGCACCACGAAGCCGGGGGGCAACATGGCACCGCCCTATGCCCCTAGCTGCGGCGAGCAGCTAACGGCAATTACTTAATGCCAAGATATTTCCGCACCTCGTTCAGAAGCTCTAGCTGCTTCGGGACATACAATTCTTCAGGGCGTTCCCACTGATTGAAAGTGTATCCACGAAAATAGCCGGGCAACCCAACGGACTTCTCCCACTCCGCATAGGGGCGGGTCTCATTGTACTGCGGGTTTTTCTTGTAATAATCGTACTGCTCCAACAGACGTTGGCGCTGCTCTGGCGTCAAAGACTCTGCAAAAGCGCCGTACTTCTCGCCCAAGAACGGATCGGTTTGGACGCCGTAGTGGCTAACGTAATCCGCCAAAACATCAATGGGCCTAGTCTTTGGATCAAAAACCTCAATCCCTGGCTTGCCCATCGGAAGACTAGTGGGGCGCGGAAACTCCTCAGACCCAGGCTCATCAGGCTGGTAGAACTCTAAGAACCCCCGCCCGCGACCCGGCGAATACTGAAAGGCAATGTCCTTGTCCGCTAGATACGGATACTCAGACAAGGCGCTTTCAAAGAGATTGTTTCCACGCTCGCTCTCAAGCGCATCCAACGGGTTAAAGTCTTCGCCTTCATCAGCCATGGCAATACCTACTCAATCCGCCAAACCCGAACCCCATCATCCTCACGGCGCGCCGTAAACTTGGCGCCGAACCGCTTGGCCGCACGAGCGTTCGCATTGCAAACCTGTTGAATCTTGCCGCCAGCAACAAAGAAGCTGTGGCCGACATCCATCTCATCATACGGATAATTCAACCGCTGCCGCGTAAACGCAGCATCCGGCATCGGAACGTCAACCTGAACTTGAATACTCATTAAATACCTCCACTAAACACTAGCACAGCATAACCGCATAGTGCCTTAAATCAAGTTAAATACGTCGCGCCCGTCACTCCCCCTTGGTCATCGGAGCGGTGGGCGTGAGGGCGCGGATCGCCCTTGCCGTTAAGCGCCAGCCCTTTGCGTCAACCAGCTTGGCGCATTCCTCTCGCGTCTCGGCCACCGTCTCCGCCCTGATCGTGGCGGCCTGGGAGCGCCAGCCATTTGCGCGGTTGCGTTCCAATTTTTCGGATGCAAGCGCCTCACCCCATTCCCGCTCTGCCTTCTCTGCCCGCTCGTTCGCGGCGGTGAGGGCGTCGGCGGCGTCATCTAGTAACTGGTTCATCTCTTTCGCTGACATGAACTGCCGTCCGCGCAGTCGCTTAATCAGCCCCTCCGCGTCCGGCGCGGGCTGTGTGGTGGTCATGGGGTTCTCCAGGTGAGATAGCCGACGCAGACGCCAGCAATGAAATTGAACCCAAGCCCAGAACAGCTTTGCGGCCATCACTTCCCCTCCGGGCTGTCGATCTTGGCGAGGCGGCTTGCGATAGCATCCTGTACATCCTGTATGCCGCTCCGCAACCGGGCTATCTCGGCGTCCTTAGCTTCGAGCAGCGCCAACATCTCCAAATGCTGCCGCCTAGCCAAGTGTTCAACCGGCAGGGCGTCTAAATACTCGGCCAACGTCTTCTCGCGCACCGGACCCGAACCAGCCATAACATATTCCCCTTAACGTATCTAACAGTACCGCATACTCACGCACACAGCACAAATACGCAAGCCACAAAACATAGATTTTTTTATGGGGGGAGAAGAGTTGGGGGCACGCGCGCGCGGCTCTCAAGTCCCATCGCGTTTGCCAAGCTGCGTCGCCTGTCCAGGATTTATGCTGCTAGATCAGCGACTTAGCCCTGGATCGGAGCGCCGGCTGAGGCTGCAGCGGCGCTGAAGGTGGTCCGTCCCATGCCCATTTCAGATTGCGGGCAGACTCTCCGACAATACCTCAGTATCTCGGGGGATTGTTCAGATGCTTGCCAGGGAAAGGGCTTTCCGGTGGAGCGCTGACGGAGAGAACCACCTCACCTCTTACCTACACCCATCGTCTTAGGTACTAATATATACTACTACTTATATAACTACTTATTAAGTAATGGATTACTTATTCATACTTTGTATTGAAAGCATATTGAATGAATTATTCATGGTTCATAGATGCTTGTTTTGCTGGCTCGCTTGCGCCGTTCTTCGACGCTGTTCGCTCGTCTCGGCTGCATGCAATCAATGCTTCCATGCATGCTTATCCTAACTCCATGGGAGCTTGGATTTTGCAGGACTGTTAGGAAAGGGGTGAGGATGTAAGGAGAGGGGATTTTAGGGAGGCTGTCAATACGGTCATTTTGTAACCGTGCATAATTTTTTTTATAATTGTGCGTTATTTCTCTTGCAGGGTATGGATACAGGGTGTATATATGTATTCGTTAACCTGACAAATGAAGGATTTAAACAAATGAGCAAGCTGTTGGCCACCTACAAATCATCCCCGACACTGCAAAACGCCAAGCGCGTCCGTGAGTATGATCGCCGTCACATGATGGCGTCTTGCTTGCTCTCACCTGAAGAAAGCAATTTGCTCGCCGAGGCAATCCGCCAAGCAAGCAACGGCTAGGCTCTTCCTCTTGCCGCGCTGGCAGCGTGCTGGCGCGGCAATGGTGAGGCCCGGCTTAACCTAATTGGAGACAAATCATGGCTGACCTGTGGAATACCGAAACACCTATCTCAGAATGTGCGCCCGACGTTGGCGTCCCGGACTGGATCGAAAGCGATATATCGCCGTATGACATTGCCGCCATCTTGCAAGGCGGATGCGCCAGCGGCGCTTATATGCCCGCCGTGACGTACCACAAGGCGTTGGCGACAATGGGCGAGCATGGCGACGATGTGCTGGATTATATTGAAAACGCCTTGGGCGAACTTCCCGAGCCGCCTGCTGGCGCGTCATGGTCCGGCCTGACTTGCCACTATCTTTCGTGCGCCGTGGAATTGTGGGCGTCTAGCGTAGAGTCCGAGGTGGAAGCTGCCCTAGATGCTGCCGAGGACGCCGCTGCCGAGGCGGAAACTGCTAAAGAGGGGTCCGTGTAATGGAAGCCAAACACACGCCGGGCCCTTGGAATACAGACGAACAGGTGATTTTCGCCAGCTCCGGCGAGGCCGTCGCCAGCACTTGGAAATTCGGGCAATTCGACGTAGGCGGGCGGGGTTCTCACGCCGAGGCCGACGCAAACGCCCGCCTGATAGCCGCGGCGCCTGAATTGCTGGCCGCACTAAAAAGCGCGCTGTCCTGGATCACTGTTTTAACCGAAACATCGCCCGGCAATGCCGAGGATATGCGCGATATGGAACACAAGCGCGACTATCTGGGGGCGGAATTGCGCGCCGCCATCGCCAAAGCGGAGGGCCGCTAACATGGGCAAGCAAAACTGGTTCGATACCCTGTCCGACGCGCTGGACGCCGAGGGGCTGGCGCATATGTGGGATAACGGGCCGATTAGGTACGCCGAGACTCGCGCCGTGACCTATCAAGACGGGACTAGGTACGGCCACTATATATCGGTCTATCGCTCTGACTCTGGCCGATACGAACGGCCAATCCATTATGGGAGGGGTTGATCCATGCCCAAACTAACCCGCGACACTCGCCCATCCTGCCCGCATTGTGGCGTTAAGGCATGGTCAACCGATTACGCTAGTTTCATGCGGGACCATGATCGGATTGACGGGCGCAAGTGCCGAACCGCCGCTCGCCGGCAATCCGATGCCGATCGAGACCGTGGCGTCGCCGAACAAAGCGCCTGGAACGATACCAGCGCGGAATTGAGGTAGCACCATGCAATACGCCCGCGCCGCTCTTGAGTTAGCCCTGCACGTTGTCGCATGGGGTTCCTTTTTGCTCTTGCTCTTTATCCTGTTCACCTAGTAACCTAGCCCTACCTTAACCTAATGGGAGTCAATATCATGTCCAACATTCTCGCCATCGTTCCCGCTGCCGAATACCTTTTCATGACGCGCTTCGCGTCCGATGAGGAAACGCGATACTACCTTAAGGGCGTGGCAATCCAGCCCGCGCCTAAGGCTGGCGCGTATCTAATCGCAACCGACGGTCACGCTATGGGTGTCATGCGCCTAGAAGACGATCAGGCGACGGCGACTCATGCCGGTTTCATCCTGTCCGCCGATAAGACACTCCGCGCCGCCGTTAAATCCGGCAAGCGCGAGCAAGCCTGGATCGTTTGCCGCGAGGACCGCGCCGACATTGTGCGACTCGGCGCGGCAATGTCTCCGGCGATGGACGATCTGGCGATTGCGCCGATTAGCTTGTCGATCCCTGCCGCGACTGCGTACGTTGCCGGGACATTCCCCGACTGGCGTCGTGTCTTGCCGCCGCCGATTACCGGCAAGCGCGAGGGCCAGAACAACATGGGCGCGGAATACTGCGCCGCCGTTCGTCCCGACCTGCTGGCGCGGTTCCAGCGCAAGGATAATCCAGTCTCATTCGATTGGAACGGGAGGGACGCCATGATGATCGACAATGGCGACGAGCGGTTCATTGGCGTCGTCATGCCGCATGGCAACGGGCGCACGATGGCCGACATTGCCGCTCGCCGGGAGCATGTCATCCTGTCCGCCGCGCCTGAGACTACCGACGAGACTGTTGCCGCCTAGTCAATTTGCCCCAGGGTCAAACCCCGGGGCTTTTAATCGGGAAAAAAATGGAATTGAACAGATCACAGCTTGACTGGCTTAGGCACCATGTCGCCAGTTTTGCGCCGTCCGAGGCCGCTTGGAAACGGGCATTAGGCCGCTGGCCTAGTTATTCCCACGCCGCTTTGGACGCTATGCCTGACCCCGAATTGGCCGAGGCGCACGATCGCGCCACAGAGCGGGGCGACCTGATGCTGGCGACCGAGATAGAGGCCGCTCAGGCCGCGAGGTTGGGCCATGTCTGAGATCGAAGAGAAGCTGCGCCGCCGTTGGGAGTCTATGCCGCCGCCTATTTGTGCCGATTGCCATGGGGACGGCGAAATCGAGAGCGGCTGGAGCGCAATCTTGTGGCGCCGTGGGCCGACCATTACTTGCCCGGAGTGTCATGGCTCAGGCACGTTAACGCCGTCTTTTGAGGAATGGCTGGATCAGCTTCCAGCAACCGATCCAGACATAAAAGAATGGAACGAATCATGATTGGCGAAATTTTCCAAATTGGCGACATTTTCCAAATTAGCAAATCGGCGCGGAAATTGGGCTATTCCGACGCGCGTTATGATGTGATCCGATGCATCGCCGGAGCCGCCGACATTGCTGAATTAGACAAACGGACCCTGCTCTGGCTGCTGGAACAGGTAAATAACCTAAACGGGGATAAAAATGAGTAATGATCGCGCCGATTTTGAGCCTGATGTACGCAATAGTGCTTGGTGGTCCGGGGATACCCGGCTTGCTGCAAACAACAAGGCCGCGCAAGCCATCCTGGTCAAGCAAGGCAAGCTGGACCCGCCCGATCTATCCGAGGTCGAGGCCGTGCAATGGGGCCACCATCTGCAACCCGTGATCGCCCGCATCTTCAGCGAAGTGACCGGGAAGGAGGTCCGAGAGTTAGACCTAGCGTTGACACATCCGCGCGAGTCTTGGCTGCGCTCGCATTTCGACTACGAGACGACAGACGGCGAGCTTGTTGAATGCAAAGCCTACAATGCGGCCTACGCGTCGTATTTTAGCGACGATGGCGAGCCTGTCCGCATCCCCGCCGCCGACCGGGCGCAATGTATCCACGAAGCTGCCGTTCGGGGCGCGTCAGTAGTCCATCTTGCCGTTCTATTCGGGGGCCAGCGGTTCCGCACCTTCCGCCTGGAAGTGTCCGACGCAGAAAAGGATGAATTAGTCCGCGAGATGGCGAAAAACTGGGCGCACGTTCAGAACGGGACTTGCCCGGCGCCGACGAGTCCCGACGAGGCCCGCAAGATATGGCCGCTGGCCGAGACTGGCGACAGCATCATTGCGAGCGCCGAGTTAGAACGCATCGCCAGCGCCCTCAAGACGATCAAGGCGCAGATAAAGAGCGCCGAGGTGCAGGAGGACGCATTGACCGCAAAGCTACAGGCGGCGCTTGGAACGGCTGGCGAGCTTGTCACGTATGAGGGCCGTGTTTTGGCGACATGGCGCAACGCAAAGGCGACAACACGGTTTAACGCGAAGGCACTTGAAGCAGAGATGCCGGATGTGTATAAAAGATTTTCTAGCGAACAACCGGGTTCACGCCGCTTTCTCGTGAAATAGCCACTAACCTAATAGGGATAATCAAATGACCGATCAAAAATCTACTGCACTCGTGCAATTTTCCGACATTGAACGCATGGGGGCTGCTATCGCCAAGTCCGGCTTGTTCGGGGTCAAGACGCAGGACCAAGCCGTTGCGCTGATGCTGATAGCCCAAGCCGAAGGACTGCATCCCGCCGTCGCTGCCCGCGATTACCATGTGATCCAGGGCCGTCCGGCACTTAAGGCCGACGCCATGATGGCGCGCTTCCAGTCCGCAGGGGGCAAGGTCCGGTGGAACGAACTGACCGAGGCCAAGGTGTCCGCGACGTTCTCGCACCCGAGTGGAGGCGATGCAACGATTGAATGGACCTTTGAAGAAGCCAAGCGGATCGGGCTGGCGACCAAAGAAAACTGGCAGAAGTTTCCGCGCGCCATGCTGCGGAGCCGCGTTGTTTCTGAGGGTATTCGCACGGTCTATCCGGGTTGTGTTGTCGGCACCTATACGCCGGAGGAAACCCAGGAGTTTGACGAGCCGAAGCGCCAGGACTCTCCGATTGATATCACGCCGCTGGCCGCAATTGAGCCGCCGCCGGTTGATAACGACTCCGTGCCCTACTCTTTCTATGTTCCAGGCCGCGCCGAGCCGTACTCGCGTCACGCTGACTTCACCGCTTGGGCGCTGGCCTATGCCGATATGCGTCGCAAGATTTCGGGAAACAAGCGGCTTTCAACGGAGGAGCGAGCGGAAAAATTGACCGCGCTCGAAGCGGCAAACGCCGAGGAATTGGCCGTGATGTCCGAGGAACAACGGCTTGAATATGTCCAACTTCAGAACGAGACAAGCAATGGCTGACTATAAGGGAGTACCCGGCAAGGGCGCGCTTTTCACGAACGACAACCCTAAGAGTGAAAAATCTCCGAAGTGGAAAGGCACGATTGTCGCGGACGAGGACATCAAGGCGGGGCAGACGATCAAGCTGGCCGCTTGGGAAAAGGTCGCCAGAAACGGCAACATCTTTATCAGCTTGAGCATTGATAACTTCAAGCCGGGTGAAGGCAACGTGATCTATCCCAAGGAAGAAAAGCGCAAGGCGAGCTTCGATGATGAAGTCCCTTTCTGAGTTTCCGCTCTTGTCTTGGACGCCGCCAGAGCCGCCAAAGTTTGATGGCGACACTTACGACGCGAAGCGGGACGGGCGCAGACTTTTCCGTCAATTGATGGCCGTGTGGATGGTGGTGCGCGATGAACGCTGGCGCACCCTGGCGCAGATTGCCGACGAGACAGGCGAGCCAGAAGCGTCAATTAGCGCGCGGTTGCGTGACTTCCGTAAGCCCGAGATTATGGGCGCAACGGTGGATCGCCGCCACGTTAGCAAGGGCCTTTGGGAATACAGGGTAGTCGGTGGGAAAGTCGCAGCGCACTAAAGGGGCCGGGTTCGAGCGTGAGATTTGCCATGTTCTGAGCGAGGCGCTTGGAGGCAAGTTTACGCGCAACCTTGACCAAGTGCGCGACGGTGGCGGAGACATTATGCTGCCGGGATACCTGATTGAGTGCAAACGCCGCGCTCGTATCAGCATCTACGAATGGATGGAACAGGCTGATAAGTCCTGCAACGCCGAGCAAAAGCCTATCGTGATCGCCAGGGGAGACAACAAAGACGCCCTAGCAATCATGCGATTAGAAGATTTTATTCTTCTGCTATCCCGCCAGATCGGAGGCGAGCAAGCGTGAATTAGCTTGCCGTTAGGTGACTTGCGAGGGCCAAGGTTCCGGTCTGCCCTCACTAATCAAAGGGGAAACGCTGTGGACGAAATAAACAAGAATAGTCATGTCATCTTGGGCCGCGCGCTGGCGCTGACTCAAGCCGCCGTTATGATTTCGATGGCCTATGAGAAAAAGAAAATTGACCTTGAGGGCATGATTTATCTGTTTGAGCAAATTGGAGTCATGCTTGATGAAACCAAAAAAGACGGCAAGTCAGACTAATGTGTCTCGCTGCCAGCAAGAGCCGTCTTGTCATTGGCGCTGGCACGATGTCGGCATTATGTGTCTCAGGGGCGGGGCAAGCATGACGCTGTTTAAGTGCAGCAAATGCGCCAAGCGTTTCGCTCGCAATCTTGATAAATCAGAACGGGAATAAAATGGCAAAAGTGTTCTTCGCAACGCCGATGTACGGCGGTCTTTGCACCGGCTTCTATGTCCAGTCTATGATGATGAGCCAGGGCGCGCTTGCCGCCGGGGGGCATACTGCCATTGCGTCATTCATACAAAACGAAAGCCTGATTGACCGCGCTCGCAATGCGCTGACCAAGGGCTTCCTCATGAGTGACTGCACTCATAT